ATTAGCAAAGAACGGTTTCCATGGGTGCATCTTGGGTTTTCCCCAAAGACAAGGTACTCCACAAATTTCCGTAACATCTTTCGATATTGGTAATTTAACCACTTCTGACCTATATGTAGACCTACCAGGGCAAGAACCGTAAACGTTAAAAACTCCATCTACTGGAATATAATTAACACACGATTTTGGGTGCACAGAAGTACTGTCCAATAGTTTAACACCACACTGTTTTTCTGGAAAATTTCCATCACTATGTGGTAATAAAATGGAGCTAACTTTACTAAGTTCAGTACAAGCAGTATTGACCATATTCTTGGTCAAAAAACCTGATGCACCATGCTTGCCATTTCCGGCTAAATGAAAACCAGAAATTAAAGATGGCTTGGTGTCTGACACTAAAGTTCCAATACAAAGTCCACAAAAAGTATCTTCTGGCAAAACATATGTATGTCCAGAATACTCTATATTTTTAACTTTAACTTTATCAGACTTCCTCATGTAAGTACTATACTTTACAATAGAGCCATCACTGCGTCTATATATCATAGTCGCATGTGCATCACCCATCTTAGAATCTGGTAAGAACTTCGTAACATCTCGCCAAGTCCCACATCCAGGAATATAAACTATACAAAGATCTGTTCCAGGAATATTGTATGAGTGAAGACGGCTAATAATACCATGACCACGTTTGTGTGGAACGGTATCGCCGTTAGCTACTACCCGTTGTGTGTGGTACACCTCATATCTAATATCTTCTGCATACCACATATGTTGTGGAATTACTGCAATATTTGATTTGAGAAAAAATATATCACAAAACGCAACACCATCAGTATGGTGAGGTAATTTCAAGTAGCACAGATTGGACTCGACATTTGACATAAGTTGTTCCTTACTGCACTGTACATGAAGATTTTGAGGTACGGGCTGGACATAAGCTCCAACCCAAGGATTTGCTTCCTTGTCCCTAATTTCCACCTCTTCGGCAGTGGGATTGAGCAAATTACCTTGAAATTGCCAAAAAGCTCTATATCTCTTAATGAGTTTATATGCTATGGCAACAACCACGCACGAAGCAAAGAAATTCTTGGCTCTACGTGAGCGGACGGATTTAAACACATGTTTTACAGTACCACTTAATTCAGCAATGGCAATGATTTTAGACTTATAGAAGACATAAAAGGATGCCAAATAGCAATATATAGCTGATACAAACCAAACAAAGTTGACTACTGAAAACAGAAGGTACCAAACCAATGCAAATAAAATGGAACAATGACCAAAATTGCGAAAGGTATCTGGTCCCTCCCATCTATCTTTTCTCTTAAGGAAAGCGATGATAGTGGATATGTGTTTAGAATAAATTTGATTGTCTTGGAAAATATATAGAACGTTAAGAACACGATGATCTAAAATCCAATCTATGGACTTCTTAATCTCCGCAGGAAGATCAACTCCAAATTGACAACATTTGCACATAGGTGTAGGCAAACTGCACATATCGCAAATTTGTAATTTTTCATTAAGATTTCTAGAATTTTCTACGACAACTGCCTGATTGGCAAAATGCCTAGCTGAATGTTCCTGAAGAAGAGCAATTACTTCGGCCAAAGAAATTCTATGGTCAAAAAGTTTCTTTAACTCTCCTTTTGGATCGTCGGTGTTATCAGCGATAAAACATTCAAACTCCCATACGTCAGGATATGGATCATCTCCAAAATCGTTACGTACTTTCTCAGAGTTTAATTGATTACCATGTATACAATACTCAGGTTTGACAAATACAGTTAAATGTATATTACATCTACGAATAATAGACATAACGTCATGTGAATAAATACGGGCAAGTCGATCAAGCATTAAATTACTGGTCATAACAACCACATTTGGTTCTAAGGCAAGCTTACCTTTCTGATCCAATTCTGCCATATTGGCATAGTATGGTATGTTATTGATAAGATCAATCATACGTTGAGTAAATGCCTCTTCGCAAAAATCAGGTTTTGTATTTCCTACATCATCAAGGAAGATTCCATTGACGAAAGATTTCGCATTTGACATAAATTTATCACTAGGATTAAGTGTCATGAGGCGCTCATCACTGCAATCGAAATTGTTCATTTTAAGTAATAAACGCATTAACAAAGCAGAAACGTACGACTTTCCGACAGCAGAAGCACCATGGATATATAAACCAAAAGGTGCCATTCTTAACTGACCGGAAGTTCTGAATTGGACGAAGTCTGCGCGTAATTTGCGCAACTTCTCAAACTTGGTGGACATGATAGTCTTCTCAGGGCCGGTTAGCCCTCTAAGAATAGCTTGACCACTCTCAATAGTTTTGACTAATAAGAGATCATACTCTTTTTCAGTCATTTGTCCATCTCCGAACTTAGCTAAATTTCCACAGCGAACAAAGTTGCTCATTTCACAAATCTTGAAATAATTTTCATCGAATTGCATAGCATCAGTATCAGTATATAAGAAGGCGTTGAAATCGCCACTCTCAAAGAACTTATATGCTCCTTCAGCAAAATATACTATAGTATCTAATAGTGCTGATATAAGATCTGGTGCATTAACGTGTTTGCTATATGCTCCTATGGAAAAAATGCGGACTCCATTAAAGTCTACATTGAAGCGAGATAACTCGCATAAACCCAAAGCTGCCAACATGGAAATTAATTTGGAAACTTTTCCAAAAGCAGGTACACACTT